CAGCAAGCCGATCTGACGTGGACGCCGGTTACAGATGATGATCTGTCGCATTACATCATTCGGCATTCACCGCTGACGACCGGCGCAACATACAACAACACCCGCGCAATTGTGAAAAAGGTGCCAAGACCGGCAAACAGCGTGACAGTACCAGCAATGACTGGCACATATTTCTGTAAGGCAGTGGACAAATTTGGCAAGGTATCACAGAACGCGGCAAGCAGTGTTGCGCTTGTCAATGCTATTGCTGGCTTCAATTTTGTTGATGAGGTTGTTGAGCAAACCGCATTTGCTGGCACAAAAACAGATGTTGTGGTCGTTAATGATAAGTTACAGCTAGACACCAGCATTTTGTTTGATAGTGCAACCGGCAATTTTGATGATGCCACTGGCTTGTTTGATGGCGGTGGCGGGTTTGTTGCGTCAACCGGCACATATGATTTTGCTAATTATATCGATTTGACCGCGACATATACCGGCACAGTCAATGCAAATCTAAAGGTGTCACAACTATCACAACACGGCGGCACGCCGACAAGCGGTGCAACAGACGTTGATCTATTTGTCAGCACGACCACAGATGACCCTGCGGGATCGCCAACTTGGACAGCATACCGGCCATTTATTGTTGGCAGTTATACTGCCCGCGCTTTGCGGTTTAAAGCTGAATTATCAACAGATGAGAGTGATGAGACGCCAGCCATTGAAGAATTGGAAGCATCTGTGCAGTTACCGACCCGCACTGAAAGCGACAATGATATACAGTCTGGAACTGGTGCAAAAGCAATCACGTTCACAACACCATTTAAAACGCTGCTGGCAGTGTCTATATCGGTCGGGGATATGCAAAGCGGCGACTATTATGCTATAACAAGTAAATCAGCAACCGGCTTCACTATCAATTTCTATGATAGCAGCGACACAGGTGTTGACCGGCTGTTTGATTACGTTGCAACGGGGTTCTAAATGGCACAGCACGATTATGTAATAGACAATCAGACGTTTCCGAACACGCGCACAGATTTGAACAATGCGCTGGCGGCTATTGTTAGCACAAATGCCGGTTCAACCGCGCCGACAAGCACATACGCATATCAGTTGTGGTATGACACAGCTAACAATCTTTTGAAAATGCGAAACGCTGATGATGATGCGTGGATCGGCTTATTTACGCTTGATCAGACCGCAGACACCGCAACGCCGGTGACAGGTGCAAGCACTGGCGAAACCAGCTTTACTTTATATGAATACACAGCGACCGCCGGTCAGACTACGTTTAGCGGCGCGGATGACAATGCGGCAACGCTATCTTATACTGCTGATAACATCATTGTGACAATAAACGGCATTACGCTTGACCCATCAGATTACACAGCCAGCAATGGCACAAGTGTTGTTTTGGCGTCTGGCGCATCTGCAAATGATGTTTTCAATGTGTTGGCTTTTGGAAGTTTCAGCGTTGCCGACACTGTTTCAGCTAGTAGTGGCGGTGAATTTAGTGCGCCGATTGGTTTGTCTGGTGTGCCAATTTATGAAAACGCGCAAAATATTTCGACAAATTATACAATTTCAAATGCACGCAATGCAATGTCGGCTGGCCCGATTACGATAGATAGTGGCGTGACGGTCACGGTTGGCACTGACGAAACTTGGACGGTGGTGTAATATGAGTACAATAAAAGTAGACACCCTTGTGGCAAGTGATGGCACCAGTCCAGTCACGCTGACTAAACAAGAAGCACCAAAATTTGTTGTACGTTTTACAGCAGACACAACGACAGCGGTTGTTGGTTCACCACTAAATTCGTCAAGTATAACTGACAATGGTGTAGGATACACAACGCTGGGCATTTCATCATCTATGAATGATGCGTTGTATGTCATACAAACCACTAACACTAATAACAAATCATCATCTGGTGTTTCTGTTACTGGTCCTTATGGCACAAGTTGGACTAACTCAGCATCTAGTTTGACAACATCATCAGCGGTTGTATCCCAAAGATTTGCAAGTCCCGCCGCGACCTCAGATACCGATATGGATGTCACCTGTGTTTTGTTGATAGGAGACTTAGCCTGATGTCTGAAATCAAAGTAGATACCCTCACTGGCAAGACCACCGCCAACGACATCACCGTGACTGTTGGTTCTACTGCCACTCAATCTCTTGAAAAGGGGTTGGGTAAAGCGTGGGTAAATATGGATGGCACTGCTTCATCTAACCATATCAGAACAAGTCACGGACTTGCTAGTATAACCGATAGCGGAACAGGTCAGTATATATTGAACTTTTCTGATGCTTTTTCTGATGCAGATTATGTTGCCACAATGAATGGTAGAACTGGTGGCGGAACACAATCCATAATTACAATAAACAGAGACGCTTCGCCCACTACATTGAAGCACTACATTTATGTAGTAAATCCATCATCGCCCGGAATATTAAAAGATGAAGCATTTGTGATGACAGTTATTCACGGAGACTTAGCATAATGGCTGGGAAAATTGTAGCAGATACTCTGGAACACAGCACCGCTGGGTCAATCGCCACGAACTATGTTGTGAATGGTAGTGCGAAGCAATTTGCGACCTATGGCACAGATGCAGTTATTGATACATCACTAAATACGTCTAGTATTTCCGATATTGGAACTGGGCAATTTGACAGTAATTACATAAATAATATGAATACCGCCAACGAAGGTTTTGCGTGTACTGTCTGGGGAACACCCTCAGTATCCATTGCGGTCATAAGAACATCAACAACGGCTCTGCACCGTGTGAACTCATATACTACTGGCAGTGCAAATGATGATGAACCGCAATCGACGTCTGTTGTAGGAGACCTCGCCTGATGACCCAGACACCATCATTCCAAGGCACCCACCTGTTTGACCGTTTGTGTTGGGCAAAAGAGCATCTAGAACCTGTGCAATGTGATTTTCGTGTAATTTTTGAAGATCCAAACAATATGGACGCACCTGCTAAAGTGCTTGTGCCTGATCCTAACTTTTGCGCCGCTTTTCTTGCGGGGGGCATCTTACCGCCGGTGTGGGTCTATTGGGAATTGGCAAAAGATGAAGCGCAACCAGATTTTAAGCGGCATACACGCGGTTATCTGCTGCACGAAACCAAGCCAATTGAAGCTGGCACAATGGAACAGTGCATCGAATATTTGATAATGAAAGACATACCGCAACACATTTGGCAGACGTGGGATAGCGGGAACAAACCGAAGATGGTAATATGCCATAAAGATCAACTGCCAGCCACGCGCGAATGGCGTAATGCGTGGAAGATCAAAGATGATTTAACAACTGACAAACTGGCTGCATAGGGGACTAAAATGCCTGTAACAACTTATATTGTTGACCGCGATGGCAACCAAATCGATGCAAGCACTGCAACAGTGCCATCAAGCCGCGATTTTCGTGGCGCGTGGGTGTTAAACGGTTCTGTAATTACTGAAGATCTGGACGGTGCCAAGACTATCTTTGCTGACAAAATCCGCGAAGCACGCACACCATTGCTTGCTGTGCTTGATACTGACTATATGAAAGCGTTAGAAGCTGACGCAGATACCACACAAATCGTGGCTGATAAGCAAGCACTGCGTGATGCGCCGACTGCCGGTGACAGTGCAACAACAATCGCAGAATTAAAGAGAGCTTGGCCCGCCTGTTGCGGCACAAGCCCATACGCATAAGGCAATCTAATGAGTAGGGCCAGAGACTTAGCAGATTTGGGTGGCAGTGCAGATGCGGGTGGTCTGACAGGCCGCAACCTCATCATCAATGGTGCGATGACTGTTGCACAGCGGGGAACGTCAAGCACAGGAGTAGGTTCAGCAAACGGATACTTTACTGTAGATAGATTTCAAGTTTTTACAGGTAGCACCGCAGGTAGGGCAACTATGTCACAAGTAGCTGATGGCCCTGACGGTTTCGCAAATTCCTTAAAGTTTGAGTGTACCACATCAGACACAACTATTGCCGCAGGTGAGAATTTTGGAATCCTTCAAATTCTTGAAGGGCAAGACTTACAGCACTTAAAAAAGGGAACAAGTAACGCAGAATCACTTACTCTTTCTTTCTATGTAAAAGGCAATGCAAGCGCAACCTATACAGTTGAAATGAAAGATAATGATAACGATAGAATTAACACACAGAAATTTGATGTTACAACTTCTTGGAATAGGGTGTCGTTGACTTTTGTGCCAGATACAACTGGCGCGTTAGATAACGACAATCTGGGTAGTTTTCAATTTGGTCTTTGGCTTCACGCAGGGTCAGACTTTACTGGTGGAACTTTTGCTAGTAACACTTGGGCGGCAAAAACTAACGGAAACAGGGTATACTCAACTCAAACATCTTTCTTTGATAGCACCAGCCGCACTTTTTTTATCACAGGCGTCCAGCTAGAAGTAGGCGAGACAGCCACGCCGTTTGAACACGAGGACTTTGCTACTACGCTTCGCAAGTGTCAGCGGTATTTTCAAGCGTTTAAAACAGGTCGTGTAAACACAAGTCTCGTTTCCGTTGCTTCATCAACAAGTCAAGCCGTGATTAATATGCCTTTGCAAGTCGAGCCAAGAGCTTTAGCCAGCTACGATGGTGCTTTGGCATCTGGAACTTTTACAAAAACAGGAACCGTTGCTGTAAATGCGTTTCCTTCAAGCGGCAACAATGTAACCAGTATTGCTTTTTGGGTGTGTAACTCAACGGAAATAAGTGTTGGTTTAAACACTTCAGCTACGCTTGTTCAATACAATGGTTATATGACACGCGTTGGTGCTACTGCTGGTGAAACTGTATTTACTTTGGATGTTGAACTATGACAATTGTAACAGTCAAAAGAATATCTCCTGAAGACGGCTCCACAGGAAGCCCTGTTAATGTAACGTATAGCAATGGCGACCTTGCTTGTTTTAATTTAGTTGAGGGTCATCCTATGTATGACACAATTATGGAACAAGTAGACGCTGGCACCCTGACCATAGCGGATGCTGACTAATGGACAACGACACCCAAATTGACGTTGCGACAGTAGTCACCGGCTTATCCGCGCCAATGTGGGTTGACGCGCTTGAAAGCTGGTTTGGTATGACCGCAGCTTTTGGTGCGATGGTGTTAGTGTTTTGGCGACTATGGAGAATGAGGCAACGAAAATGATACAGATACCTATGATCGATCTGATCCAGACGTTTATGCTGATCTGGATTGTTTACTTAGTACGGGAGTAACTATGACATCGAGGTGGCAAAATGGATCCCGTCACACTATTAGCAGCCGCCACGACTAGCTATAATTTGCTTAAAAAAGGCATTGCAGCCGGTAAAGAGATCGAAAGTATGTCTGGCGATCTTGGCCGCTGGATGGGTGCCATACAGAACATCAAAACATCACACGGCATTGCTAAATCGCGCCGCTTTGGGTCGGTTGAAGAAGAGGCGTTGGAAAGTTTTGCTGCCTTAAAAAAAGCGCAGCAGATGGAAAATGAATTACGCAATTTCGTAATCGGGCATTATGGGATGAATGCTTGGCAACAGATCATCAGGCTGCAAGGCGAAATCAGAAAACGCAAAAAAGAAGAAGAAATTGCGCGACAAGAGTTTATCGATAATTTGATTGTTTGGGGGTTGATTGCAGGGCTTATTGCACTGACACTTGGCGGTGTTGTTTGGCTAATTATGGCGATTTAGTTGTCTGTGACACTTGGGCTGATTGGTGAGCATATTGCCGCCGCTGCGATCTTGGCGTTAGATTGGCGTGTTGCAATGGCACAGCAAACCGCAATCGATTTGGTAGCTTTTCAAGATGAAACGATTTTACGCATTCAAGTTAAAGCATCGAACCCGTGTTTACCTACTAGGCGTCGAAGCCCGTCTTGCCATTTCCAACTTGGCCACGGCGGCAACAAACGCAGCCCAACAATTGAGGATTATGATATTGTCGCTCTGGTTCAGCCCCAATCAAGACGTTGCCTGTTTATGCCCGTCACATCGTTGTTACGGCACAAAACCAAACGGGTGTCACCGACACGGTTTACGGCTGAAAACGAAGCTGATAGCTGGCATCACGCGGTTGATGTCATTATGGAAATGAGGCAGTTAAATGGATTGGTCAAAGTATCCTAATTTTAGCAAAGATGAATTTGCGTGCAGTGAAACCGGCGAATGCAATATGTCGGCATCGTTTATGGCAAAGCTGCAAGAACTGCGTGACGTGTATGGTCAGCCAATGACCGTCACCAGCGGCTATCGCAGCCCAAAGCACAGCATCGAAGCCAGCAAGCCGACCGGCAAACTGTCAGTGCATACGCGGGGCTGTGCGGTCGATATAGCGTGCAATGGGCAACAGGCGCACGAACTGATGCGCCTCGCGTTTCAGATGGGTTTCACTGGCATTGGCGTGGCGCAAAAAGGCAGTGCAAGATTTTTGCATTTAGACACCTTTGGCGGCGCACCGCGTCCGAATGTTTGGAGTTATTAATATGCTTGCAGTATTAGGTAAAATTTTGGGATCTGGCGATGTCGTCAAGCAGGGTATGAAGCTGATCGATGATATGCACACCAGCACCGAAGAAGAAATTGCAGCAAAGAGCAAAGCACGCATCGATCTGATGAATGCCTATGCGCCATTTAAGCTAGCGCAACGCTATTTGGCACTGATGTTTGGCTTTACGTTTCTGGCCAGTTATATCATTGTGCTGACGATGACAATCGTGGGTAAGGGCGATCCAGATGCGGTGACACAAGTGATGGAACAGTTTAGCATCAACTATGCGATGATGATCATTCTGGGTTTTTACTTTGGTGCCGGTGCGCTGGAAAGTTTCCAAAATAAGAAAAAGAGCAGCTAAGACTGCTCTCTTTTTACACGTTCGATCAGCAACGCTTTTGGCGTGGTTGCTGTGTTGCGCCGACCTAGCCGGTCAAGTGGCGGGGTTGCTTTTGGGATTTCCAAAGCAGCTTTGATTTCATCTTTAGTCGGCACTTTCAAGATAAACGCCATACCCGTACCCCGTCGTCACCTTTACGCATTGACGTTTTGATGCCGCGATAACGCAGTGCGTCACGCAGTCTGTTGGCATCCAACACATCATCAAAAAGCACGCTATCACCCGCTTCCATCGTATCAACAAAAGCCACGGCTTTTGATCTGATTGCGTGCCGCTTAGGTGGCAACGGTATGTTTTTGTCGATTTGCATTGATTATTCCTAACCTGTCATTGAAGCAGTCAACGTGCAGCACTTGTTTGCTGCCATCACAAACCCAATTGTTGTCGTTTAGATCCACATCTTTTTCACACCAGATGCAACGCTCTAGGCGCGGCATCCGGCGTGATGTTTTCGATTTAGAACGGGATCGCATCATCAACAGCTTGTGACAATGTTACCGGCTGACCCTGCGGCTGGCTTTGTGGCTGGTTTTGCGGCGGCTGTGGATCGCTGATAGCGGCTGACATATATTTGGTGCCTTTTGCGCTTTCGCGTATCCACAACGCAATGCGCTTTTCAACGCCATCGACATTGATCTTGCCGGTATAGTCTGGCTGATTGTCAGATGTTTTGTCGTTTTTAAAGATCGCACCGCGATTTGTATCATCATAATCGTTCATTTC